CCTCTTCCGAGGGCCCTCCTGATGACCGATGAGGTCTAGGGAACCAAATTCTCTGCCTTGGAGATCACATGACGATTGTAGATCGTAGTATATATGTTTCTACGCGCTGGTTGGCGTTTAACACTTTGACTAAAGTAGTCACTCAAGGGGGTGCGCCTGTAAAGCTCACCCGTACTCGAGATGGCTATTCAAATCCAAAGTGGCGGCAGCAAGTTCGTAGTCAAACAAATGCTACTACGGCTATGACCGGTATTTTTGATACCAGGAGTGATGTAAATCATTCCGAGTCACGTGTAGGATATTCCGAAGTCAAATTTCGAGATCGGGATTTCCCGGCGTCACAGACAATATACACAACTTGGATCAAAGGAGATTTACTCTCCTATGTTTACTCCGAAGATCCAAGCCAGTGGCTGTTGACTTTGTCGCCGTCTAAGGCTTATAACCAGGCACTTGTGTCTTATCTTAAGAAAGTTCGTAAAGTTCAGGTGGAGTTTTCTGCTCCTACTGCACTCGGCGAAATTCGTGAGACAATTCACATGTTGAAACATCCTCTACAAGGCCTTTCAGATTTGGCAAAGTCCTACCTTGGCAAAGTAAAACGTGCTAAGGGAAGATCGCGCAACTGGAAGGGTAACTTGTCGAGTTTGTGGCTTGAGCAGGCGTTTGGCTGGCAGCCTCTAATCCACGATATCACTGACGCTTATAAATTATATAAGGGTCATATAGATAGCAATGACCAAGTTCCAGTCACTGCTTTCGCAATCGAGGAAGAGGCTAAACCAACCGAAGCGTCACCAGGCTCCTTGGGTCCGGACACTATCGGGTATTCATTTACGAATACTCGACTTCAAAAGTGTACCGTTCGCTTCAGGGGCATGGTTAAACGCCAGGTCCAGGGACCGCAGTTAGACAATATGGCTCGTTGGGGATTTACTCCTTCCGAGTTTTTGCCGACTGCGTGGGAACTTCTCCCATGGTCGTTCCTGTTCGATTATTTCTCCAACATCGGAGATCTTATAACTGCTTCTGTCGCTGTACGTTCGTCAATAGCTTGGAGCAACGTGACCACCATTCGTTTTCAAACTAACGAAATGACTGCTGTTCACAATGCAATAAAGACTAGGACGGCTTTTCAGCGATATGTTAGTAGTTCTGGCGATAGCCTGTCGTCAACGCGGATGAGGAGAACGGTCTCGCGAATAATCAACCCTATATTAGAAACCCCTAGTTTGGCTTTTGAATTACCTAAAAATCCATTCCAGTGGGCTAATATGACGGCGTTATTTGCGGGTGCCAATCAAGACATCCATCAGCAACGGCCCGTTCGAACGTGGAGGAGGTGAGCGGGCCTGACAATAGTAACTTAGCGTCCACGCCGTTCGCTAAGCTCTGCTCGTCAGGGACTCGCCTCTTTCCACGACCAAATTGGTCGTATAAATCGTCCTATTCGACACGAGTAATAACTCGGTTTTAGTCTTATAGGGTTCGCCACAATCTCTCATATTGAGAAATAAATGACTATTAATTTCACTAGCCCTATTACTGGGGCTGCGCAGGTCGGACTTACGTCCCCTACCTACACTCTCGTCTCAGACACGCCTCCCAATAATAACGGGAAGCAGGTCGTTGTGACAGCATTAGGTGGAACTCAGACCGGTGTGACGGCACATTCTGTCGCTGCGCCCTTTACCCTTGCTGGCTTCCGCCCTGCCGTTTTTCGGCAGCTCGGTAAGCCTAACTCGGTGACTGGGCTCATCGCAAATATTGCTATGAACACTTACAAGCTTAACACGCGCAAGGGAGTTCTTCCCCTCGCAGGACAGCCTTACAAAACCATGTTGATCACGACTACTATAGACGTGCCAGCGGGTGCTGATTTGGCTGATGCTGCTAATGTACGTGCTGCGCTTTCCGCTCATATCGGAGCACTCAGTGCCAGTTCTTCTGGCATTGGAGATACCGCTATTAACGGCGTTATTGGATGACATGAAATGTCCCCCGATAACGGTCTTGGGCCGTTTACTTTACAGCAACCATTCTTGCTTGTCCTTGAACAGATCAGAAACGATCTGCCATGGTTATTGCAAGCGTGGATTGATGCTAAAGCCGCGTCTCTTGTCGGGAAAGATACCGTCGAGGTCTGCATCCGCAGACTTCGTCCTGTTAGCCCTATACAGCAACCTGAGAAATCAGGCACTGCAAAAAGAGGCAACTGGCAGTGGTAATCAAATACCGAGTTCTTAATTAGCTTTATTACAGGAGTATCGTCATGCATGATCATGCTGAGGAATTACACCTTTTACTACGAGAGGATTTACATGCCGCGGGATGGCAAGATCAGGGTTTTTATCCTGATATCACCCATCGCCAAGTCGTTATGAACTCTTTGGCTTCATCATTTTTGAAGAAATTTCATAATGATGTAACCGATGATGTTCGTGACAACAAAGCTATTGCCCTCTTTAAGGAGTGCAATACAAAGTGTGAGAATTTCGACACTTTGCTGCCGCGAAATCTAAAAGAAGAGCTAGTCTTAAATGAGATGAAATCTATCATTTATGACTTCTTTAATCCCGAATTTGTCAAAAACAGGACATTGAACGGACAAGAAATAGCTGTTTCTTTTAGGGAACCTCTACTTCTGAACTTAAGTGACATCGCCACTCACTTCGGTTTAGGCAGCGGTTCTAACATAGGAACATCTAGTACTGACTTTTACAGTAAGTACGTGACTAGTACTATGTCATATGTGAATCCGGTATTGCCGATTTTGTTTCGGCAAGCACTTTCTGTAGACAAGTTATGGACCGACATTGAAGCTTTTCGGTCTTCTAACTTTGGATATGAAAGTGTCGGTAGTTCGCGCCTTTCTTTTGTTCCGAAGTCACAAGAAATTAGCCGCGTCATATGTACCGAGCCAATTCTGAATATGTTGTTTCAGAAGGGAATTGCGGGTGTCCTAGAAGGAAGAATAAAGCAAGTCTTTGGTATTGACTTGTCTACTCAACCTTCGAAGAACTCCTCCCTGGCTCGTATTGGATCACTTGATGGTAGGTTTGGTACTATCGACTTATCAAGTGCAAGTGATACAATATCTCTAAAGCTTCTTGGGGAAATCATTCCGAGAGAACCATTAAATTGGTTACTTAGAACTCGATGTCCCGCCACCACTCTTCCGAGTGGAGAAGTGTTGGAGTTGCATATGATATCATCTATGGGTAATGGGTATACATTCCCACTCCAAACGATGATATTCGCAAGCTTGGTCTCGGCTGTCTACAAGGTGTGTGGAGTTCAATGCCACCGCCCTAGTAAGACTGCACTCGGCAATTTTGCCGTTTTCGGTGACGACATTATAGTTGATAATCGTACTTATAACACGGTTGTCGACTGTCTTGAGTTGCTGGGATTTAGTGTTAACCGAGGCAAATCCTTCAATGAAGGATTTTTTCGCGAGTCATGTGGTTCAGACTTTTGGTCGGGCCACAACGTCCGTGGAGTTTATCTTAAAACGCTAAACTGCACTGGTGACTTCTATTCTGCCATCAACCGCCTCATTCGATGGTCAGCGAATTCGGGGGTCTTCTTACACCGCGTTATCAAATATCTTCGAAGGTATTGTAAGTTTAACTACATACCTTATGATGAATCTGATGATGCTGGTATTAAGGTCCCGTTTTCTCTGATTGATAAGCCTCACTACGACATTACCCAAGCGATAAAGTATGTTGCTTGGCAAAATGCCGCAAGGTTGATTTATCTTCCGTCTTATGATGCAGACATCATCGTGGTTCAAGCAGACCTACAGAAAGTCAGGCAAGTATTGCCGAGCTTTTTGTACTACCCTGAAGGACTATTATTTTGTCTTTTGGCAGGATGGATTCGGAACGGCTCTTTGGCTGTTCGATCTCTAAAGCCACGTGTCGTGCGAAGGAGGCGCGTTTGTCCTGGTTGGGACAATCGCGTCTTCGCTTCCGGCGAAAGCCGGGAGTATGCGGATAGATGGAAATCTATCTGCATCGCTAGCCTGGTTGGCTAGCGTTCTTTAACGCAG